CCGTGTATGTGCTACACCCGACTCAGTTAAACTTAAACTATCCAAATTATGATGATTATGACAATTGCTGCGTGGCTCGGTTTATTCGTTGTTCTTGGTATTATAGGAGGAGTATACCTTCTTAACCTCTATAACCCACATTAAATGGATAAACGGTATAACATACGTTATAAAGGGGACATAATCCACCCCGATGTTAGCATTGAAGAGTGTAGTGAACTCCTACAGGACTTTGCAGATCGCTTCTACAATGGTAAAGATGATGAAATTAACCCTAGTTTTTTAGAAATGGAGGAACTTACTAATGGCAGCATGGAATAGTGAGAACACTATAGAAGCGAAACCTAAAAAGACTCGTCAAGGAAGAGGTAAACATAGCAAATATGCCGCCTCCTCTCGTAATAAAGCACCGAAAAGGTATCGAGGACAAGGTAAATAAATACAAGGGACTCGAAAGAGTCCTTTTTTTATTGCAAGAGGTCTACAATGGAAGGAAAAATGCTACGTGAAATTGCAAACGATGCAATAACACCCAAGAAGACAAATAAAAAAGTGCAAAATGACCTATATGAGAAGGTAGAAGACAATGATTTCTACGAAGGATTGGATTATGATGACCAAATGATACCCTCTGCAGAATTTTAGTCATCAAACCTTAATAAATAAACAATAATCGCTGTATTTAAGTGCCACTAGAACGAGTTAGCCAAGGATTTAAGGATATTAGCATGACTTTTCAGGCTAATCCCCTTAATAATGACCTAATTGGTCTAAAAAATGAAAATGCTATTGCTCGTTCTGTGAGAAATATCGTTTTTACTCTTCCTGGAGAGAAATTTTTTGACGAA